ACATATTTTACAAAAACGTATTTCTCGTTTAATATTACCTTTATTCCATGAAACCATACCTTTTTTAAACTATCCTTTATGTTGGGGTCTTCTTTTGCCTTTATTAGAACAATCTTTAGAACAAAAATTACCTGCATCTTTTTGTTTTCTTTTAACCCAACATCTAAATGTTTCATATTCTTTTCCACAAAAATCACATGATAATTTTATTTTAGTCATAAGCCCCACCAAATAATACAGCTGATAAAATTCCAAATATCCATAAGGTGCTTGTTTTTTCTACCATTATATATAAATTATTTTTAATTCATAATCTCCATCAGCCGATGCAGCTGTAATGTTAATGTCTAAACTGTCAACTGCTGAAAATTCTGTTAAATATGAAAAACTGCCCATATTAGTTCTAGCTTTTAATATTTTCATATTCGGACTAGTACTTTCTGTGATCTCTATTTTGTAAGTGTTAGTCTCTAAAGGTGGCTGGATTAAAATTTGTTTAATAATATTATTAAAAGTTACACTGCTTGTATGACTGCCAATACCTGAAACTACACTTATAGTTTCTGTAGTAGTCGTACTTGGATATGCTTTTATTTTATAATCTTCAATAATTGCTGGAAACGGATTAGCAGAACTAACAACTCCACCATCTATAACTAAATTCGCATCTATTGAACCGTCAGCGTTAACCTTAGCCTGAATAGATGGATTGTTACGATCAGCTAACTGTGTCGCCATTATCTAAAACCCCATCAGCTTGAAAATCTGTTTGCTTCACTTCTTCATCTTGTATAAGTTTAATATCTATAGGATTTTCTAACATGCTTCTAATTCCATCAATTTTATCAAACTCAGTTTTTGGATCTGGAATTCTGAATTTTAGTTCCATTGAATTATAAAACATCTGATCAGAAAAAAACTGTTTCACATTAGATATTTCTGATTTTAATATACTAGTTTTTACAAATACACCGTCAGATACAAACACAAACTCACAAAAGTTTGAACCTATATAATAATAAATTCTATTGTTTTTAACTAACGTTTTGAAATCTTCAAATTTTATTACTAATGGATCGCTCATTTTTTTATACCTAACAAGTTTTTTATAAATCTAATAAAATAACCAAAACTTAATTTATTTATAACTAATTTACTATTAATTATTTCTTTAGTTCTTTTTGAAGACTTGCTTCGTTTGTTCAGTGCCATTTCGGTTTTTCTCCTTGGCTTGTAATATTAATACATCATCACCACGTCCACGTTCTACAACTTTTTTAGACACTGGTTTACGATATTCTCGACCTACTTTTAAAGCATCACTTAAAGCAGCCAAATACCTTTGTCGTGAATTATCATGATTATAAAATTCAACCCTTTCATAAGCTGTGTCTACAACTAATTTTCTGAAAGTTTCATCTGTTAAAATTTTATTAATTAAATTTCGTGCTTTTGTAACGTCATACGGGTCAACACAAGTATGTGGATAACAAACGTTCATACTTTGAGTACGGCTACTTCCTACAACTGGAACACCTAAAGCCGCAGTATCTACTGTAGTTCTACTATAACTATGAAACGTAAACGGATCGTAAACAACTTTACTTTCACGCATGGTGTCACAAAAGTCGAAATAGTTAGTACCAGCAAAAACGTAATCGTAATAAGTTGTAGTTACCCATGTTTTTTTATCTAAATTTTTATCATAACCAATCAATTGAGTACTTAACCCATGATTTCTTACAGCTAAACTTGGTATACATGAAAAATTATCATACCTTCGCCAAACTGTACTTATAATATCTTTTGTAGGTATAGGAGTTAATGATTTTAATCGTCTTACATCAGCTGGATGTGGGACTACATAACATTTTCGGCCTGATAATTCACTCAATGCAGTAGTTTGAAAATATTCTGTACCGAATAACATATCTGCATTACGGATTTCTCTAGCAATAGTATTTAAATATTCGAACGATGGACCCCAAAGTTCTGTAGTGAAATCGTTGTTTACTACTAATTTTGTTTTACTATCTTCGCCTAACTTTTCTCGTATATCATTAATCAAATGCATATCTTGAGGTGACATGTTTATTTGAATAATATCATAATTATTATAATCTAATATATCTCGTGGATATTTTATTTCACCGTTGAATACGTTTATCCAGTTGTAGAGGCCAGTTCTAGCCAATTCTTCTTGTAATAATTGTTGATGAATATAATTTGTAACTATAACATATTTAATATCTTTTAATGGTTTGTTAAATATTTCTTGACTGAATTTTTCAGCTTCTTCTATCACATTTAAAACTTTACTTTCTTCTTCGCTCATTTTGTCTCACCTATTATATTTAAAAAAATAAAAAAAAACTATTTTACATCATACTGTTTTTTCTGATTGTCATTTCTTCAGCTTGTTTACCTTCAATGTTTGAATCTGTAACAACGCCAACGTGACCAGCACTAGCAGGAATAGTATTTGTTTTAAGCATTTTTGAGGGAATATCCCGTGAATTTACCATTTTTATTTACCTCTTTGTTTTTTTCTTTTTAGATTTTGATACTTTTACTTTTTTAGGTTGTTCGATTATTTTTTTAACAACTTCAACTATCTCCTCTTTCTTTTCTTCTACTTTTTTATAATGATTAACATGATTTATTGAATCTAACATTTTTACCTCGATTTATTTTTTTAAAATAAAAAAAATAAAAAAAAAATAATTTATTCTTGCAATTTTGTTTTATAAACAATAGCAGCGACACTTCCAGCACTCATTGTAGGCATAGTTATTACGTTATAAGTTGTACTTACTACAGTTATACTATCTGTTGCTGTAGTTAAATAAATACCATTATATGCATAAGTAACGATGTCTGCGGATGCTGTGATAGGGTATGGTAGTCCAATGTTTTTTCTAAATCCAATTCCAATATCTGTACATGGTGAAACTGCATTAGGCGTGATTGAGTCTATCTTTGCAAATGCTCTACTTGTATATACATTTCCGCTAGCTGCTGAACTAATTACTAAAGCTTCTGAAATAGCTGCACCTTTTGCGTCTTCTCCTGCAAATGTAAGAGCGTCTGCGTCTGATGCTGAACCTACTGCATTCCAATTTAAATGAATCTGCATTGCATAAGGTGGTTGAATTAATAGATCTGATTTATCATATGCACTAGTTCCATTAGCATTTATATCTTCACCAGTCATGATTGCTGATGTTGATTCTGCAACTGTTAAAGGTATAATATACTGCATTGCTATTTTATCACTTACTATAAGTTTTTTACCAGAAACATTACCGTCTGCTGATATTACTCCGTTTCTAAGCGAATATCTTCCTGCCATTTTTGTTTTCCTCCTTTTAACATTACCAAATTAGTAACAGAGTTTTTACTCCATTAAAAGGTAATTGATTATTAAGTTGTTTCAAATCTTTCGGATAAATTTCAATTAAATTTAATCCAAAATGTTTACATAATTGTTGTTTCTGTTTTACTTTGTTAGCGTATGATTGTATTCGCATTAAACCAAATAATTCAACATATCTACCGTCACTTAATACCCAATCACATGATTTTTTAGTGTTTTTGTTTAATAAAGCATGATACGGATACTTGACATCTTTGTTATGTTTAATGTTGTTATGATATAAAAAATTATCAACATATAACTCCATTCTACTATAACATTTATGTCCGTCGTCTGAAATATATATCGGATGTTTTGTAGCAAACCCACACTCGTTTAATGCTTTGTTCCATGTTCCAAACATATTCTGAAACACTTTCGAACTTGGTCGTTTCATTTCATCTGAACTCGGTGGACGATTGTGTTTTTTACTGAAATCTAATATGATTTTTTTAAGCTCGTCTTTTGTGTACCTTGGAAAACAAGGAACGTCACCCATATGAACAATAAATTGTCTCCATGTCATACCAGCTCTTTTTTGATATATCATTGTATATCCAAGTTCTATTCGTTTTGGAATTCTACCAAGTTTTTGTTTTAAACATACATAACGATTTTCTAAGTCATTTACTGTTACTGTTTTCATTTTTATCTCCTCTAATAAGATAAATAAGAAATAAGATGATTAGAGCATCTTACTCCTTTTAAAAAAAAAATTAAGCGTCAGAAAATACTCCAACAACAATTGCTTGTTCGTTAATACGGGACATCGTATACCACGCATCTAACAAAACTTTATGAACCCTTTCGTCATCTTCTGTAACAACTTTTACACTAGCTTTTTCTTTCCAAACAATACCAGCAGCAGCTGAAGGATCGAACATGTAACAATAGTGTACTGCAACAGTCTGAGTAGCAGATGTACATAAAGTTGTAACTTCAATAACTACACCAACATACTCTTCGATAACTCCTTTCCTAACAACGCTAGGTGCGCCAAATTCAGCAGCATTTGTAAACTGTGAAGATTTCAATAGCTGTTTAAATTGTGTAGGGTGCATGATTAAAACTGCATCTCCTGGCTTTTTAGCAAAATCTTTTGTTTGAAGAATAATCTTCATATCAACAATTTTATCAACGTCGATAACGTCGCCATCTGCTAAACTTGTAGAGATTACTGTATTATCTGCTACTGTACTTCCACCAAAAACAGATCCTGCATTAGATGTACCAATTGTAGAAGCTTCTAATAGAGCATTTGCATCAGTTTCGATTGTTTTAAGATACTGGTTAACTAACTGTTTGTGTGCCATTTCAATGATTGAAACTCTTGTTGCACTTGCAGTTTCAAATGAAATACTACATCCACCTAGTTTTACATCAGCCGAAGTTAAAGTTACTGTAATATTATCAGCACTGTCAAACTTAGTTAAAACTCTTGCTACACCTTCTTTACTACCAGTTCGTCCACCCATAAGGTCAACGTCGCCGATTTTAGGTATTACAATTGTTACATCGTTGTTTCCCATTAAATCATTAAATTCTAAAAAATATTTTGAAAGTACTCTGTCAGGTTGTGCATCGAATACGATTTTATCACTCCATGTACTACCCATTATACTACCAATTCCACCAGTTTGAGATCCCCAAGATGATGTACCGATCATTGTTACACCAGCAGCAAGCTGTTCTGGTTCTTTAATTCCTATCATTTTAATTGTCCTCCAATTAATTTAAATTTATTTATAAATGCATTGCTCGTGAAGTTGCAGGTTTGTTTTGCTCTCCAGATAATGTTTTACAGATATTTGCGAAAAAGTTTACCTGTTTTGGTTTTGTTAACTGTTCAGGTGCTTTTATTTTCTCTTCTACTTTACTTGTTTCTTCTACTGGTTGCTTTTCAGACTGAGACTGTTTTGTAACTTCTGGCATCTCTTTTGTTTCAGCAGCTTTATCAATAGCAGCATCAACAATACTTTCAAACTCACTTAGAGTTTCTTCATCTTTCTTAGATAATTGCTCAACAGTCTTTTCTTGTCCTAAGAGTTTAAATTTAGCAGATAATCGTTCAACTCGGTCAGCTTTTTCTTTAGCTTGAAGTTGTTCTTCTGCAATAGAATATCTTTGTAATTTTTCTACAATATTTTTATTGTCACTTTTTAATTGTTCAAGTTCTTTTGTTAATTGTTCAACTGTAACTTTTGAATCTTTATATTTAGCGTAAAGTGTTACTAATTCATTTCTAACTTCCTGAACTACAGCCAATTCTTCTTTTGTTTTTTTAATGTCTTCTTCCACTTTTTTTTCTTCTACAGAATCAACTTTTACTTCTTCTAATTTTTCTTCTTCTTTTTTTACTTCTGGTTCATCGGATTTTACTTCTAGTTCTTTAGAAGTTTTTACTTCTTCTTCCTTGTTAATTTCTTCAACAGCTTCAGAAGTTTTTACTTCTTCTTCCTTTTTAGTTTCTTCAACAGCTTTAGAAGTTTTTACTTCTTCTTCCTCTAGTTGTTCTTTTTTAACTTTATCCATTTCGTTCATCCTCCATAAAATGCGGTTCTGAATATTTCAATTATTATCCTTTTAAATTCAATAAAAATCTGTCCACAAGATGAACAAAATAATCTTCACGAGTGTTGTTTTCCATTGAATTTTGTCTAACAAATCTTTTTTTTAAAATGCTATTACCAGCAGAAAACGCTCGCTGTTCTGCTTGCTGTTTACTTCCTGTTTCTTTTAATACTTTAGTATAAACTGAATCGAATACTTTTGTAAATTGTCTTTGAATCTTTTGTGAATATTTTTTATATTGATTTGGAAGTTGTGATATATCTGTGTATGGAATTATAATCACCTATATGGTTCTATACTATTAAGCTTGTCTGCCCCTGACCAAATTAAAGACAATTCCTTGAAGGTTAGATCTTCACCAACTATACCAAACTCATTATCATAATTTTCTATCGAATATATAGTAGCACTGACTTGACTAATAACACCATCTAAAACATTTAATGCAGCAGTTTCGCTATTAAGTTTACCTTGCCATCTTATAGCTTTTATTTTATCATCGTACCAAATTTTTGTAACTACTCCTATAATCTTTCCAGCTTCTTTATCCTTATGATCGAAACACATAGGAAACTTTTGATTTACTGGATTATCACAAGCTAATTCCAATTGTTTATCAGTATAATATTTTCTTTGTGGTCTTCCTTCAGATAAAAATACACCACGAACTTTTAATGGTATTATGTTACCGCTACTTAATTGTTCTGATGTTTCTATTGAACATGATAATTTTTCTACATTTAATTTAGTAGATTTATTATGTTGTGATTTATAATAATCTGATAATATGTTTAATCTTGAAAGTTTTTCCTGGGTGCTATATGCGAACCTAGTTAAACGAAGATAGTTATCTAATTTTTCTATTAATTTTTCAGTTGTTGTCATTGTTATCACTTTTATCTAAACAATCATATTCACTATGATTTATTTTATCACGAATGTCTGAATGTAATTGTTCTATATCTTTTTTTTTTAAATTCCCTACACCTCTTGGATAAAACCTATGTAAGTTTGTATGTAACAAGTATAACTCGTTTTTATTTAAACTTTCAAACGTCATTCCTTTATGTAAAGAACCAGTCGGGCGTAAACCCGAACTGGAATTTTTTGTAGGCGAGACATGACGGTCTAAACCGTCTTGATGAAGTAAACGTGTGTTTAATCTTTTTACTAATTCATTATAACGTATATCTTCCATTTTATTTTGTATCAGGACTCACACTTGAAAACGGATCTGTTTTTTGTTTAGTTTTCACATTTTTTTGCGATCCGTCGGCACTACCTGGCTCTGCTGGAAAAAACGTATCTTTATCTGATTTTTTTATATCAGCTTCTACACTTTGTGTATTGTTATTATTTTTATCTTTTTCTAATCCTATCATTTCTCTAGCTTCATTTCTATCTATAATCCCAGAGTCGAACAGTTTAATGGCTGTTTCACCTAATAAACTCGCATCTTCAGCTAAATCCTCGAACATAATTTTAGGTGGTTCAAATCCGTTTAATTCACCATACTCGATGAATATATTATTAAAAAATTCTTCAAGTACATGTTGATCTGCTCTAATAGAAGAATAAAAATGTCGTGATAAAACTATTTCTTGCGCTCTGTTTCCAGAACCAGACGTTCCACCTAATAAAATTCCTTTAGGAACACCAAAGCAACTTACTACGGCATCTAAAAAATAATCTGCATATTCATTGAAATTTTGTTTACCTGGAGATTTCATTTCTAAAGTCATACCTTCAGGAATAAACAATTGATCTTTACCGTTTATTTTTCCAAGAATCATACCCCATTGTGCTATTTGGTTTGGAGATTTTGTATTACAAGTTCCAACCCACATTGGGTTTGCGGTTTTAACAGCAGCTTCAGCCGCTGAATATTCCATGTTCATTAATCTAACAATAGTATCATATCCTGGTTGGATAATACTTAAACCAGTAAATTCGTCACCTAACGTATTAAACTTAAAATGAGAAATAATATCTTTCGGAATATCTTTTTCTTGATCAGCACCATTCTCGTCTGTGTAAAATTGAGTATATCCTACAGGTTCTTTATCTTTTCCTACTATGATTTTGTTTGATTCTTGATTAGTTCTAAATTTGATTGTTAACGGATGAACGTGTTTCAATCTTAATATTTTTGTTTTGTTTAAATTATAAATTTTTTCTAAAAAACTATCACCTGCAATGTATGCGTTAGTTGACGATTGCCAAATTAAATTGTTATCTCCACTATCGACAATAAGTTTTTTACAAAGTTCTATACCACGTTTATCTTCCCCAACGATACTATAACTTCTTGAAATTATTGTATCAGATCTAACATTTATAGCTCTAGCAACAAACTGATTCAACAAATATAAATTAAACATTTGTTTAACTGTTTTTCTAACATTTGGCATATCACTACCAGAAGAATGTAAAGTCTCACTTAAAGCAATCGCACTCGGATTTGTGATTGATGATTTTAAACGTTCTTCTTCTTGCCTTTCGAGAATTTCTTTAGCAACGTTAGATTGAACTTCTAATTCTTTGTCTAAACTTTCTTTAGTTCTTGTTCTCGATTCGCTGTTTTTTAGTGTTTTTGTTACCATGTTATTTTTTGTCATTTTTCGATAAAAGTACGATTTATTAGCCCCTACTACTATAGAACCAACTTCTACTATATAAACCTTTCGGTTTTGGGGCTGTTTTTGGACATATAACCTTTAGGTTATATCATTTTATAAGTGTTTAAACACTAATAGCTTTATTTCAATATCACCTTTATAAGGTTTTATAACACTTATAACACTTATAAGTATTTATAACACTTATAACACTTATAACACTTATAAGGTTTATAACACTTATAACACTTATAAGTATTTATAACACTTATAACACCTTATATAACCTAAAGGTTATGTCGGTAAAACCGAAAGGTTTATATAGTAGAAGTGTAAATTAAACTATTAAGCCCCGAAACATTAATAAAAACGAAAGTTTTATATAGTAGAAGAAACATTTACTGTATTAGGAAAGAAAAAATGGAAAATGAAACTAAAAAATTGAAAGGATTGATTTTAACGTATAAAGCGAAAGATAGCTATTCAAGAATACTTTTAAGTCACACTCTATTCGGAAGAGTATCGTACAAAAATTGTAAAGGTAAAAAAGTAGCGTACTATGCCCCTGGTATGCTAGACAATATACCGTTTCATCGACTTGTAAAAGGTAAAATATTTATCGAAGAAAATTTATTTAATAAATTTGATAAAGATATGCTAAATATATTCGGTGAAATGAAATACGAAGAAAGCGAACGTGACCTTGAAAATTTGTTTTTGATTACAGCAAAACAATATTGGCAAAACATAGTTAAAGAAAGAGGATATACATTCCATGTCAGGAAAAAATACGAATAGTGGAAAAATATTGAAAGTTGTAGAGTTAGGGCTTAATCATCGAGTATATGATGAAATGAAAAAACCTAACTTTTCAGTATTATCTTTGACCAGAGACTTGAACAACGAAGGTATAGAAATTAGCGCACAGTCAATTAGAAAATTTATCAAAAACACTAAACGTGCGCAAGCATCGCTTATATCTAGAGATTTGAGAGCTGCAAGCGAATATACGAAGTTAACTATGGACTATAGTACAGCTCTAAAAGATATTTTGAGTGAAGTTGAAGACGTTAAAAACAGTGCTAAGACTGATAAAGATTATACAACGTATAACCAACTTATCGGAAGATTAATGCAAGGTATTGAATTAATTGCAAAGTTGACTGGTGACATAAAACCTTCTGGAAGTGTAGATATAAATATTATTTATAATCAGATAAATCAAGATATGGAAAAAGAAATGAAAACTATAAAATCTGACATTTTTTCTGGAAAGTTGATTGATGTAGATGCGGAAATTATATCTGAAGATAAAAAGCAAGAAGAAAAAATTAAAGGTGACAATTGATGAACACAAAAGTTATGATAATTGGAAGTGAAGGTCAAATTGGTTCTGCTATAAAAAAAATAGAAATAGAAGCTAATAATAGTTTAAATTTAATTGATATTGGGACAATAGAGATTATTGATAGCGAGATAGATGTGTGTCATGTTTGTATCCCATATTCAGATGAATTTGACGACGTTATAGCTTCATATTTAAAAAAATACAAACCAAATATAACAATAATACATTCTACTGTTGCTATGGGAACTACTAAACGAATAGAAGCATTTACAAAATTAGATGTCGTACACTCACCATGTATGGGAATTCATCCACATTTATACGAAGGATTAAAAACATTTACAAAAATAATAGGTGGAAAAAAACAAGCACTTGATAAAGCAATCATTCATTTTAATAACTTAAAAATTAAATATATAGCGTATGATAACGCAAAACATTCTGAACTTGGAAAATTATTAGATACATCTTATTATGCTATGAATATAAAATATTGTGATTTAGTAAAAAAAATATGTGATATAACTAATACTAGTTTTGATAATGTTTATACTAAAACTAATCAAATTTATAATGAAGGATATGGAAATTTAGGGTTAAATAATGTAATACGACCTATATTAGAACCTCCAACTAAAAAAGGAATCGGAGGACATTGCCTAATAGAGAATGCTCTAATTATAAGAGAAATGAATTTGGAACCTGGAAATGTAATAGCAGAAAATATATTAGAAATGGGTAAATATTGTGAAGAAAAAATAAAATACGAAAATAAAATATGGCTTGCGTGTGAATATTTAGGTAAAAATAAAACAGTAAATGAAATAGGTAAACATTGTGGTGTTTCAGGTACAACTATAAAAAAATGGCTTAAAATACATAAAATACCAAATAAAGGAGAGTTTCCATATTCAACCAATGAAAAATTATTATTAGAAGAACTATCACAAGAAATGACATATAAAGAAATATCAGATTCTGGGTTATTAAAGAGATCTTATAGTTCTATAAAACAACAAGTTGCAAAGATGGGGCTTAAATCAATATATAACCATGTCCCTTCTGAAGAAACTAGAAAAAAAATTAGTTGTACTTTAAGAGGTATAGAATTAACAGATTTTAAAGATTATATATCTGATGAAAATAGAAAAATAAGACAGTCTTTTGAATATATTAAATGGAAAACTGCGGTATTTGAACGTGATAATTATACATGCCAAAATCCAAATTGTGAGTATTGTGAAAATAAAAAAGGAAGTTATTTACATGCACATCATATTAAACAATTTTCAAAATATCCAGAATTACGATTTGTAATTCTAAATGGGATAAGTTATTGTTCTACATATCATATGAGGCACGCACATAAATGACACTCAGTAATTGGTTAATAGATTTTGTTAAAAAATATTCTTTTATAAAAGATGCGAAAATAGAAAAAGGTATTTTTAATATTTATTATGATAAAGATGGTAAAGAAAAAATAAAACGAATCTCTTGTAGAGCTAATAAAAAATTATTCATAGAACGAATTGAACAAATAAAAGAAGACATTGGATATTATGAAAAACGTGAAATACTTTCGAAAAAATTAAAAGAAGAAAAAAAGAAAAAAGGTTTTTCAATAGTATATTCATCAGGTGAGAAAAAATGAGTAAAGAAACACGACTTGCACACTTCACTATCATTGACGGTACTGAAGATGAACTAAAATCATTAGGATTAGCATTAAAAGAAATTAAAAAGAATTTAAATTTTGATATTGAATTTCTTGTAACATCAGATGTAGTAAGGCTTACTGATATTAAATATTTGTTAGCAGAACTTATGAAATTATATAAATTACAAAAAAAGGCAGAGAAGAAAAAAGATGACAAATAAAAAAAATGTTGGATTTTTAAGTTATTGGGGTGTTGGGTCAGGGCTTGCGAACGTGACACTTAATTATGTGAAAATGATTCATGAAGAATATAACGTGTTTATTTTAAAACAGTTCACTAACCCTATTACTGAAGATTTTAAAAATGTAAACGTAACTGTTACTGAATATCCGAATTATAATGTTAACGGAACGTTTTTTAAAAATTGGATTCTAGAAAATAAACTTGACGTAATAATTCTGAACGAATATGATCAATGGTCAACATCTCCAGATGATCTTATAAAAATTGCAAAAGAATTAAATTGTAAAGTATATGGAATTCTTGTAATGGAAAAATTCAAACCAGAACAGGCTTCTAGATATGATCGAGTATTAGTAGAAACAGTATCATTTGAACGTCTTATGAGGCATCATAGAGTAAGAAATTTCACTCATGTACCTTATTCTATAGACTTAAAAGAATTCCCTAAAAACACACTTAAAACGTTAAATAAGAAATTTAAATTTTTTCATCCAAGTGGTAGAGGTGGAGTACATAAAAGAAAAAATACTCAAGTAGTATTAGACGCATTCAAATTATTAGACAGGGACGATTGTGAATTAATAATCACATCTCAAGTACCGTTCGATTGTTACAACACTAAAGAAATTAATAATTTAACTATCATTGATAAAAATCTAGATAGAAAAGAACTTATTAAACTTTATCAAACATCAGATGCAACAGTGTTACCAAGTAAATGGGAAACGATTGGAATACCAATATTAGAATCTTTAGCTTGCTCTACGCCTGTGATAACTACAGACGCTGCACCAATGAACGAATTCGTTAGACATTGTATGAACGGATACCTATGTAAACCTACTATGGTTAAATATCCTGAAATTAGTATATATGCAGCTGAGATTGAACCTGTTGAACTTAAAAATAAAATGATTATGATGTTAAACAAAGAATTGTATAAGTTACTTGTTAAAAATTCAAGATACGTAATAGACCAAATATACGATTTAGAAAAAAATAAACATTGTTTATTAGACTTTTTAAACGGTGACTTAAAATGAAAATGTTATATAAACATTTAATCGACGTTGCATGTAGAAAGTTTGATATTACAAAAGAAGAGTTACATGAAAGAATTAGTACTACTCAAGAAAACTTAAAAACCGAATGGCATAATAAAGATTCTATATTAGATTTTTATAAAAATACAGAAAATTATATATTCGATTTAATAAACTTTTGCGATCCAGAACGTGTAACAAATTTGATACATCCTTTAGTGAATATTTCTAATAAAAAAATATTAGACTTCGGTGCTGGGATTGGAGAAATTGGTATGCAGTTATCTTCTTCTAATACTGTTTATTATTATGACATATGTGGACCGTCAATAGAATTTGCTAAAGAAGTATCTAATTATACAGAAAGAGAATTAACATTTTTATACACTGAAAACGTAACATTAAATAAAAAGTATGATATTATTATTTGCGTGGATGTATTAGAACATCTAGAAAATCCTATGGAATATACAGTTAAAATGTTGAATTGTTTAGATCCTAATGGAATGTTTTTAACTACTGGACTTAATTTTTCTACTGATGATCATATACCAATGCATTTGAAAAATAATAGAACTTATTATACAGAATTTATGCAACTATTAAATACTTATTGTAATTTAACGTTTTTTCATAGTACAAAAAATGAAACTATTTATCTATGGGTGAAAAAATGAAGATAAGCGTATATTCGGAAGATCAATATAATAAAATTGTCTGGGACGAATTAAAATCTAAAGGATATAATGTTAGTTACAATACTATCGACAAAGATACAGATGTAGTGTTTTTAATGTGTATGCCTTCTACTATGAAATTCGCTAACGAACTTAAACATAGACATGACGTTGATAGATTCGAATACAGTGGAAAAATAGTATGTAACGTGTTAGACATTCCATATTGGAGATTAACGAATAACAATTGGAAAAAATTATATATGGATTATAAAGTTTATCTTGAACATAGTGATTATGTTACTACAATAAGCGAATTTACATCGTCACAATTAAAAACACTTTGGTCAATAGAAAGTGTGCCTGTTTTTACAGTGTTTGATAATAAAAAACTAGAAAAGAATTATATTAAAACTGATAAAGATAAAAATACTATCGTATGTTGTAGTAGATTTGTACCGCATAAACGAATGGAAAATGTTATTAGAGTATTAGAAAACACAGACTGGAAATTGAAAATTATAGGAAGTGGTTATCTAGAAAATGCTTATAAAAGTATGATAAAAGATTATAGAATAGACGGTGAAGTGTTAACTAACTTATCAGACAAAGAAGTAATAACTGAATTTTGTAAAGCTACAGTAGTAATCCATGTATCAATGTTTGAAGGATTATCTTTAGTACCGAAAGAAGCGTTATGGTGTGACACGCCAGTGTTAATTTCTGATATACCTGTTCATAGAGAATATCATAAAGATACTGTAACTTACGTAACCATGAACGATTTAGCTGATTTAAATAATAAAATTTTAAACAGATCCTGGAAAAAGTCTAACATTGGTAAAAATAATTTAAAAGAATATACCATACAAAAAACTGCGATTAAACTTGAAAAGTTTATAAAACAAATTGGTGATGATATTGACAAATAATTTAACATTAGTTTACGCTTACGTTTGTGGTGATATTTTACATGAAGGACATTTATTACAATTAACAAACGCAAAAGCAATGGGAGATAAACTTATAGTAGGTGTATTAACTGATAACGCAGTAATGGAAAAAAAAGTGAAACCAATAATATCGTTTGCTCAACGGATGATATTAATTCAAGCACTAAGTTGTGTGGATGCAGTTGTTCCTCAACATGATTATTCACCTATTAATAATGTAAAATCGTTAGGAGTAGATATACTTATGGAGAGTGTATCACATCTTGGTAATGATTATTTAAATGATTTAAAAAAAATAGATGTTAGAGTTATTATGACTCCATACTTTCCAGGTCAATCTTCATCATCTATTAAGGAGAATATTAAAAATGGAAACTAAAAAAAGAAGTTTAACAAAATCTATTATTTGGCGAGTGTTTGGTGTATTTGTTTACGCAACCATTTTTTATATGTTTACACACGCTTGGGGTATTACTTTAAAAGGAACATTAATACATCATAGTACATTTCTTATTGTATTTTTTTTACATGAAAGATTATGGATTAAACTTAAAAAAAATAATCATTGGTTAAAACCGTTCACGTATGAAATTATATTAGGCATGGGATTAGGTGGATTTATTGTATTTTTTTTAACAGGAAGCTGGAAAAGTGTTACAAGTATTACAATTACTTACACAGTAGTTAAGCTAGCAATGTACTACATATATGATAAAATTTGGAACAAAATAAAATGGGAAATACAATGAGAATTTTATATTATAATGGGTTTCATGTGGGACATTATCAACATATGTCGCCTTATTATAATAAACTTGGTGGTCTAGTTTATACTACAAGTATTATATCAGCTAAAAGATTGTCAGTAGAATATAAAGGAATAAATGTAACAACTAAATTGTCAGATGTGTTTAAGTTTAATCCAGATGTTGTTATGCATGTTGATTATCATCCATGGATTCCTAATTTAAATGCAAAAAATGTAATGGTATTTCATGCTATGGAAAATAAAGGATATTTTGCAGTTAAAAGATCTTGGAACTGTTGTGAAGATTTTGATTTATGTCTTCTTTATGGAAATAAAATCGAACAAGAATTTAAAGATAATGGATATAATATTAAAAGTAAAATCATTGGTTATCCACGATTTGATAAAATAAAAACAATAAACAAAACATTATTTAATAATAATAGAAAAATAATATTAGTAGCACCAACTTGGAGTAATGAAAGTTTATTAACAAAATTTACAAACGAAATAATTAAAATGTCTAAAATTTATAATGTAATAGTTAAATTTCATTCAGCAACAATGAATTTTAGAGATAATAACGTGAATAATTTACAATATATAATCGCTAGACGTAGCGATACATTGAAAGTGTTTGCTGATAGTGATATATTACCATTAATGAAATATTGTGATGCTATGGTTACAGATGTTAGCGGATGTAGTAATGAATTTATGTATTTCAATAAACCGTTGATAATAGCAGATAATGGAGTTATACCAGTAGCAAGCGGAAAAAAACCAGACATTTGGCAAGTATTAAACGTTACAAAAAAACCAGAAGATCTGATTCAATTAGTAACATCTCAATTAAATAACGATGAAATGAAAGAAAAAAGATATAAACATTTTAAACATATGGTATATACAAATAAAAATAGTACAGCTACTGAACGTGGTATTACTGCAATACAAGAGATGGTTAATAATGAATAAAACTGAATGTTTAATAGTAATAGCAAGTTTTGGTGATAATTGTTTAGATGAATTATTAAATACTATTAAAGCTTATACTAAAAACGTAGATTATAAAATACAAGTTGTAGACAATCATAAAGATAAACAAAAAATTGACGATTGTATAATTCCGATTTGCATAAAACATAGTGTACCTTTATATTTAAACACTGAACTTACTGGATACAGTGACGTGTTAAACACTGGTGTGGTAATATCAACCGTAAATTCTAAATATGTATGTTATATAAGTCCAGACGTGTTAGTTACTAACAACTGGCTTAGAGAATTAATTGATTGTTATGAAAGAAACGAACGTAACAGTTGTGCGTTAGTAGCGCCGTTAGTGAAAAATTTTAATGGAAATTTTATACCAGAAATGCGTGAATATTTTGGTGACGCTAAAAAGTTAATTGGAAATGATAATTTAATCTCAGATCCGCATACGTTAAACGGTGTATGTATATTACAAAAACGTGATACAATCCCGAATTTCAAATGGGACAAGAATTTCTTTCGTGCATATTGGGAAGATGTAGATTTATCTAAACAAGTACAATTTTGGAGTAAGAAACTTTATTTAGCTGGAAAATCTGTCATACTTCATAAAGTTAACCATAGTCATGATACGATGAAAAAAGAAGGGTTTAATCCATCACAACTTGGCGCTAATAATAAATTTTATTATACACAAAAATGGAAATGTATATATGAAAATTTGAATATTAGCAAAATTAATGAAATGACGTTAGGAATAAAGTTTAGAAGGCAATAAATAAAATGAGATTTAATCCGCAACTTAAATTATTGAAACATAAAGAATTTTATGATTATATTTCAGGTAAAAAAACATATCCGATCTCAGTAGAAATTTCGTTGACAGGATACTGTGATGCTAATTGTGATTGGTGCTTTTATAAAGGGCATGAAATCCGTGAACATATTAAAACTGAAACTATCATTAATACTATAAAAACATTAAAAAAATTAGGATTAAAATCTATCGCATGGACAGGCGGTGGAGAACCAACGTTACATCCAGAGTTTAAAAAAATTACTGAATATGTTTACAATCTAGGACTAGAGCAAGGGTTGTTTACTAACGCATTAGGTAAAATTAATTACGATCCTAAGTTATTCAAATGGATTCGTGTAAGTAAAACTAACATGAAATTTAATCTTGATAATCTTAAAACTCTTCGAGAGTGTGATACGTTAGGTATCTGTATAAATTATAAAAATAGTTTATATAACGACGTTTTAGATATAATAAAAAATGTTAATGACCATGTAGATTATATTCAAATTCGACCAATATTAAAATGTAACGGTGAACTTACATCGACTGCTATGCCTGACATTGTTCATCCGAAAGTTAAACTTACTAAATATAAATTTGATGAATGTAACGTGTCGCATACGTACACTAAATGTGAAGGTCACAATTTTATTCCGTTCATTTGGCATGATGGTGACGTGACACCGTGCGCATACATGAAAAACATTTATAACGCTGGTAATTTATATAAACAAAACATTAAATTTATTTTAAATAAAATGCCGAAAACGTATGATGTATTACCGACGTGTCAACAATGTTGTAAAAATAATGAAATTAATAAATTGTTGGCTAACATAAAAAAATTAGAAGATGTGAATTTCCCATGATAAAATTGATAAACGGTAACGGACAGTTAGGTACAATGTTGAAAAAGTATGATTATTTAATTAAAAAAAATGATAAAATAATTTACGTTTATCATACTTGGAACGTATGGGATAAAAGTAACGAAGCGCAACAAGCAGAATATGAAAAGTTTAAACAATTCGTGAATCATAATAATACTGAAAAAATAGTTTTTATATCTACGTTATCTACAAACAGTGACGAATATTTAAAATATAAACAACTTTCAGAAGAATATGTATTAAAATATTGTAACTATCCTATTGTTATTAAAATACCTAACATGATAGGGAAAGGTGTATGTACAAAATTTTTAGATCAAAATACAGTTCCTCAAGGAGAGTTTGTGTTAGATACTATAACTAACGTAACGTTTAAATTGATTAAAATATTAAACGAACAAGAACATAAACAATTGTATGAACTAACTGGATCTTTAATTTCTGCTTATTTAGTTAAAAATTTAATACAGTTTGGTAAAAATAAAGGTGAAAAATAAATGACTAAAATTTTAATACTGGGAAACATGATGGATAAACAAACTGGTATATACATTCTTCAAGCTTGCAGAAGTGTAAGCTCTGACGTTGCTGCTATAGATATTAGAAGTATGCTGACAGAACTTGGACCTGTTAATACTCAAAGAGAAATATTCACAGAATTAGACGATCTTAATAAAACGCCTGATATTATTATAGTACTTAAAGGGCTTGAATTAACGTTTAATACGATTAAAGATATTAAAGAAAAATATCCTAACGCTATATTAGTAAACTGGTTTTTCGATAAATATTTAGAAACTAAACCTATCTGGGACAGTCCTGAATATTTCGATACATTAAGTCTATTCGATTATTACTTTTGTAGTTTGAAAGGTGTAAGTACTAAACTTAACGAACTTGGTTTTAATAACGCTAAATATTTAGACGAAGCGTGCGACCCTGACTTTCATGGGAATGTCTATAGTAACAATTTCCAGAAAAAGAAGTATGGTGAAGATATAAGTTTTATTGGTTCTATCGGGTATACTAAACAACATCCAATGAGAATGCCAATATTAGAATCTATAGTGAAAGAAGGGTTCAAAATTAACCTTTGGGGTGAAATGATTGGTAACATTAGACTTATACCAAAAAGTTTGAAATATAATCATACAGGAAATAGTGCTATTAATGATAAACATAGTATGATTTGTCAAAGTTCGTTAATAAACATTGGAATAGATCAAGACATAGAACTAGACAGAGGGTTCAGCGCACGGTTGTATAGAGTTCTTTGCGCAGGCGGAGTTTATTTATCAAATGCTACTAAAGGAATAAGTGATATGTTTAAAATCAATGCACCTGGAAAAAAGGTCACTGGAAATCAGGATTTAGTAGTTTTTTACAATAACCAAGATTTAATAAACAAATTAGACTTTTTGTTAGAAAATGAAAGTGTTAGAAATAAAATAAGCGTGAACGGTCAAAAGAAAGTGATCGAGAATCATACGTTTATTCATAGAATAACTGAAATGCTGGAAATAATAAAACAAGGTGAAAAAAAATGAGAAGAGATGGAACAGGTCCAGATGGAAAAGGTCCAAACACTGGTAGAGGATTAGGAAATTGTAAACCTAAAAAAGTTAAAAAGGTAAAAAAAAAATGAACGTAACTACAGGTATAGATTATTATTGTCCAAACTGTAAATTTTCAAACACTTGTAAAAGTAAAGGAACTAAATGCATGAACTGTCAACACAACGAACGTATAGAACCTGATTATTATTGCCCATACCCGAATTTGTACAAATATTGGTTTTATACGAGTAACATATCTTTTTAATGAAAAATGGATCAAGAAATAGATAACATAATTAATTGTTTAATGTATACTTACATTTGTAATAAATATTGTATACTTAACAATTTAAACAAACAAGAATACGAAAGTATGATAAGATCAAATATCGGACTTTTGAAAAACGACGAGGAACTAAAAAAATGGTATTAAATTGTTCACACCCTGAAGCCTGTTTATACAGGTACAGACATAAAGGCGAAGTATATAAATATTGTATGGCATGCATCTGTGAAGAGTATGGTAAAGAACTTACAGGAAAAAATCAAAAAGTGGTAACTACTAAAAAAACTTCAGAAGTAAAACATTAACTTCTGATATATTTTTTTTTAAATAATATGAGAACATACAAACAAATTTATAAAGAATATACGGCATGGTTAGTGGAAAAAACTAACGATGATAAATATAGTTATGATAATTTAATTTCTGTTTACGGTAAAGATGGTACATACAGTTTTCTTTATAAAAATATATTAGAACTATGTTACGATCCAAAGAATGGACTTTACTTTTTTTGTAAATTCATAATAGGAGATTTGATGGACATCGGATACCCTAATCCTTTTAGGTTTAATAATTTATTAAGAAAATGGGACAAACTTATTAAATCTAATAAAAAGTTAGCTTTACTATGCGGAAGGGGGCATGGTAAGACTGTCCTGTTTTCTGAAATGCTTAACATATATGATATTTTTCTTTTTAAACATAGAAGGATAATAATAATTTCTGCAAGTCAAGATCAGTCAGTAAGAATCCTTGAAGAAGTGAAAACTATCATAGAAAATAACGAATGGTTAGTATCTAAAAAAAATTTTAAACGATGGGCAAGTACAAACATCGGATACAATGGTGGATATATAATAGTAGCAGGAATAGGTACAGAAATCCTTGGTCAGCACGTTGATCGGATTGTGATGGATGATGTACTTAGAACTGATAACAGACTTACTAACGAACAAATTGAAGATTATGTTGATATGAATTTAGATCCGATGCTGCTTAATAGAAAGGTCAATTAATTCTCGTAGGAACTCCGAAAGGATCTGATGATTTGTTTGCTACCATAGAATCTCGTAAAAAAGATAATCCTTCATATCCGTGGATTATAGGTAAATATCCTGCAATTATTGATTATGAAAAAAAGATCATACAATGTCCTGATAGGTTTACTTGGGACGATCTTATGAATAAAAGACTTTCTATGGGACCGCTTAAATTCGCTAGAGAATATCAGCTAGAATTTTATTCCAGAGACACTAGCGTGTTTCCTAGAAGAATAATAGATCCAGCTAAAGATAAAGGTAAAGATATGATACTTCTTAATAAAGCTGATAAACGTACACCGAACTGGATATTTATTCAAGGTGTAGACGTTGCACGTAGCGGTAGCGTAAGCGCAGATTATACAGTATCTTTCGTACTAGCTTACGATACTATTAAACATACTAAACAAATAGTACACATTTGGCGTGAGAAAGGTCTAAAGATTACCGAACAATCGAAACATATAGCTAATATTAATAGGCTTTTTGATAATTGTATGGCAGTAGTAGAAACTAATAACATGGGTCAAGATCTAGTTGATTGTCTCATTGACGATTATAACGTACACGTTGAACCGCTGACAGTAGGTGGGAAAGCTATCAAAGATGAATTAGTAAGATTTTTAATAACTAGCTTCGAACATGAACAGTTCATTATTCCTAGAGGAAACGAACATAGTCGAAGAATGATGTCAATCCTTGAAGAAGAATTGTCTAGGTACTGTGTAGTTAAAACTCCTAGCGGGAATGAAAAGTTTGATACTGTAGGTGGTGGGCATAATGATACTGTCTCTGCACTCATGTTAGCTAACAAAGGAACGCAAATAGGCGGTGTACCGTTCGCAGTTACAAATTTCGGTCCTGACTCTAGAAGTGGTGATTTTTCTTCGTTAATGAACGGTAGTCTTAACAAACATGAAAGTGATCTTGTCCGGAAAATCAGAATGGGGATAATAAAATAGAAAGGTTTATATAGTAGTAGTGTCTTTTATATATTTATGACAATTTTATTATATTGAATTTAAACAAAGGAGGTGAAATTTATGATGAATGGAAATGTAAAATTTTTTAATGCTAGTAAAGGATTTGGGTTTATTCTCGGTGAAGATGATAAAGAATATTTTGTACATCTTACAGGTCTTAATGCTGGAGTTACTCTAGAAGATAATGATGCTGTAGAATTCGAAACTGAAGAAGGAGATCGAGGACTTAAAGCTGTTAACGTAAGTAAAAACTAAATTAATTAGATAACCAAAATAGGTATAAAATGAATAAAATCTTGATAGGAATTATTGTAATTATTGTCGGTTGGTTATCTATTTTCTTTTTTAAATTAAAAATAATATCTGATAATTGGTGTAAAGAATTATAATTGACGAAGAATATATTAAACGTATGGAATTAGAATATGAAAAAAGTAAACAAAGAATTAAAATAAACGGAATTATAGCAAAAAAATGTTATGAAAATTTTAAAAAAGTAATATTAGGGTAATAAATTGAATGAATACCCGAAATGAACAATAGGTGAAAATAAAAAATGGCAGTATTAAAATATGTGAAAGAAACAGACAAATTCTCAATAGTGAACGAACCAGATTTAACTGGTGATATGGAATATTCTAGAGTAAACAACCCTGAACATACTATTAGATATTTTCAAATTAAAGAAATATGAATGTATATGACTAAAAAAGAACTAATAACAATGATAAGAGCATTAACACATGATTGTAACAGTTGTAAAACAACTTGGGATTGTGGGTATAATAAAGCAATAAATACTGTATGTTCTTTGATGGAAGTATATATAAATGGTAAGTAACGAAATAATGATGAAAGTAGTGAATCGAGAGTTAGAATTGTTGCCAGTAATAGATAAGATTTGTGAGGAGAAAATGAGCGAGAAAATTATAAAAAAAGAAATTGAAGTGAAAGAATATTATTGTGACATTTGCGGTAAATATAAATATGTTAGATGCAACCAATGCGGTAGAGACATTTGTGAAAATCATACTGTTAAAGTCGATGATCCTAATGGCGATTATCCAGACTATTATTG